TATCCAAAAACTAAATGTCTGAGCAACGCTAGATTTTGCCCAGAATGATAACGTCATTTTACTAGACGTAGAATTATAATTCCAACCACTTTGAGCCATATCTTGCGCTTCAATTCGATGATCTAAATAAGCGTAATCAGCCGCTCCTGCTCCACTGGTTTGATTTCCGTTTTGAATATGAAGAGAGTATCTAAATCCTTCTTCCCACGGACCTGTATCACTAGAAGTTAAGGCGTGTTGTGTTCCAGTTTGATGTTCATCCGATCCATCTGCTAAAAATCTAAACGCATCAACAGGATAAAAATCGGCAGAAGCCGTTGGGTTTCCTCTTTGCTGTATCTGACAACTGCCATTCCTTACTAAATTCCTATTACTTAGATTATTAGTAATCTTTGCCGTACACGTTCCATCGGTTGCAAACGTGATCGCATCACTTGATGCAGAAGCATTGCGTATTCCTGCTGTTTTTAATTGCCCTGTAATTGTTGCGTTACCAGGAGCTGTAACGTGGCCATTCGTATCGAATGTTAAAGCATCCGCCGAGGCACTTGTATTACGGATAGCATCCGTTTTTAATCTACTCATAATTGTGTCCTCATTGGTTTAACTATTTGATGTTCTATATGTTATACCCAGCCTCAGATACATATCTGCTGAATCCCATTCTGAACTAGACCAGCTTTGCCATGACAGGTTGTCTCTCATTACAATTCCTTCCATAATTGTACCACTTACAAAGAAACCACGATTTAAATGAGCGTTATTAACATTATGCGTCATTGGCGTAGCATAAGGGTATACATCTCCTGATGTTACTTGTGCAAAAGGTAAACCAGAAATTGCTATTCCACCACTCCCAGGACTACTCCAAGTGATACTATTAAAAGCACAAATTAGATGAACTACGTTTCCTATCTTTGTATAAAAACCATCTCCTGTAGGATTACCAGAACTACCTGTTGCATACATAGTAGGTTCCCAATAACCTTCTTCATAATCGTCTAGAACTTCACTATGAGTTGAAGCACCCGATGCAGCTGAGTTTGAAGTAGCACTAAAGTCTATACCTTTACCAGCTGGAAATGCTAATCCATTAGCTGATGTTTCACAAGCTAATACATTATTATGCAGTAGTTCTACTTCAGCACCTTTTCTTACAATGATGGCATTTGCACCAGCATGAGAATCTTGGATTACAAATGCTCCAGTATCATTAGAAATTGAAGCATTTGATCCATCATGAGTGATCGTTAGATCCCCTCCTGTCCCCAATTTTATCTCTTTACCATCTGCTAAATTAATATGCCCTGAACTATCAGCTGCTACTAATTCACCATTCGCCGTATCTGGCAGCGTCAGTGTATTACTGGCTGCCGCAGCTTTTGCATCTAGGCTGACGTGACCCGATGAGCTACCGTTTAGTTTTAATGTCATAATTAGTTTCTCATTGGGTTAAGTTGCAGCTTCATAAGTAACTGTTATCATTAGCTGATCATTTACTGCAACTGAACTGGACACCATATAACCTAATCCAGCATCGTCTTGTATTTCTTGTATCCTCATACCTACACCAGCTTGAATGATTGGGGTTATACCATCTTTAGTCCAATTTACGTGATGAGTTGAAATTGATCCTACAGTTTGAGCTAATCCATTAGTATGATTAGCTGCTTGAGTAAAAGGTAAATCTGACTTCACCTCAGTGCTATCGTTAGTTGTTGCAGAAGGAATAAGCGACCCCCAAATCATAACCATTTTACCAATTTTTAGATATTTCCATGAATTATATGAGGTATTATTCGTAACACCTGTCCACGTTGGAGTCCAAGTGCCTTCTTCATAATCGTCCAAAGCATTGGCAGCAGCGGTATCCCCGTTAAAAGTTAGACCGCCTCCTGCTAAAACACGTAGTCTTTCATTTGCATTAGTAGCTATACGGATGTCTTTATTTTCTCGGTGCCATATCATTCCATTTTGAGATGTATCTAAACCAAGTGTCAGACCATCATCCCCTCCAGTACCAGTTGCAGAATCAGTAAAGTATTGATAAACACCTGCTGTTCCACTATGTACATTAAGTACTGAATGATCATTCTTGGCTACACTAGTAGTACCTAGACCAACTCTACCTGAACTATCTATTTTAACCTTACTAACACCACCTATACTTATATCTACACTATCTGTTCCTACTACGACTCCATCACCACCGTCATTGGTTAAGCCTGGAGCTGCGACACTGTTTGTGCCTTGTAATTTGATTGCCATAATTAAATAATTGTCCAGGTCTCACCAGCACCAACAGTAACTGTCACACCGGAATTTATAGTTACAGGTCCAAAGGAACCTGCATTGTAGTTATTTTGTATAGTATAATCATGAGTAATCGTTTGTTGATTCTCCCAGAATACACCATTCAAGTTATTATTACCACCTGTAGCACCAGCTGCAGCATTCTGCCAAGAGATATCAGTACCATCTGATTCTAAGACTTGTCCACTAGTACCAGGAGCTAATACTGCTGGATTACCACTAGCATCTCCATAGATGATCTTACCTCTAGCTATTCCTGCCATCTTAGCAAGAGTAATTTGGTCATCAGCTATATGAGCTGTATCAATACTTCCATCTGTATAATGTTCAGAATTGATTGCATCGTCAGCTATCTTTGTACCATCTATAGCATCAGCCGCTATCTTAGCAGTTGTTACTGCAAGGTTTTGTAATTTAACTGTAGATACTGAATTATCACTTGGAGTACCAATATTAACTGAATTACCTATCGTGACGATAAAATAAGGAGAACTAGCAGCAGGGGCGGCAGCAAAAATGATATCATTGCCATCAATTGCAAATCCTTCACTAGGAGATGTTCCACTGTTAGGTTTTTGAATGACTCCATTGACGCTAACAATACATTGTTGAGCACCTTGATTGGGAGGATTAGATAATGTAAATCTTGTAGCTGTTCCATTGAATGTTGCACTACCACCACCTGAACCTCCTGAACTAGATATTGTATTAATAAAGAAATTTCCAGGTGCTGCTACATCATCCCAACTTGAAGATGAAGCATTATATACTTTCATCTTGTTAGCTGTTGTATCAAAATACAAATCACCATCATCATTGTTAGATGAAGGTGCAGAAGAAGCTACTCTATATCTTTCATTGAAGTCATTTATATCATCAGATAAGGCTTTAATATCATCTTCTTTACCTAATATCTTATGATAATTATAAATATTACCAGATCCAGTAGAACTAACCATCATACCTACACCAGCTACTAATGTCTCACTATAGAGACTAGAAGGTGCACCATTAATAGTTACGTTATCAGATCCATTACCAGCAGTTCTAGCAGTAGTAGATACACCACTACCATTAAATACTACCCCACCAGCATCAGCTATAGATATAACTACACCAGCTGCAGGTTGAGTAGTAGGGAAGCTATCTTCATTTGCTATTACTTCAAGACCACCTAAAGGTGCAATTTGAGCAGTAACATAATCAACAACAGCTCCACTAGTTGGGTAGGAGGCATCAGTATCTGATATAGTAGTTTGAACAGACTTACCATCACATATCGCATTAATTTCGGTAGTAGTTGCAGCAAGAGCAGTACTGTCTGCCAAAATAGATGCAGTACCTGACTGCATACCAGCAAGTGTTGAGAGTTCAGCATCAGCTATCTTTGCGGTTGTTACAGCATTATCAGCTATCTCAGCTGTTCCTACAGCATTATCTGCCATCTTAGCATTAGTAACAGCGTTACTTGCTAATTTAACATCAGTAACAGAACTATTAACTAACTCAGCTGTACCTACAGCGTTGTCAGCCATCTTAGCATTAGTTATTGAATTATCTACTATAGAATCAGTTACAACAGCACTAGAGGCTAATTGATCAGCTCCTACAGCATCATTTGCTACTTTAGCTTGAGTTACAGCATCATCAGCTATTTTAGCAGTAGTTACAGCTGCATCATTAATCTTAGCAGTAATTACTGCATTAGAACTAATAGCAGCAGCATCTACCGCAGCATCTCCAAGAACATTTTGATCAACTGCATTAGCTGCTAATTGGCTAGTACTAATAGTATTATTTGCTATTTTAGCTCCTGTTACTTGTAAATTAGCAATATGAGCTGTTTGAATTGCACTATCAGCTATCTGTGGTTGATTTATTGCATCGTCAGCTATCTTAGCATTAGTAATTGCATCATCTGCTATCTTAGCTGTAGTAACTTGACTATCAATTAACTCCGAAGTACCTACAGAGTTAGCTGCCATCATTGTGGCTGTAACTGTTGCTGTATCACCAGTAGTTACTACTGTACCTGTAACATTAGGTAAGGTGATAGTTCTATCCGCTGTAGGATCAGCAACAGCAAGTGTAGTTTCATGAGCATCATCAGTAGCACCTTCGAATACAAGACTAGTATCCTCTGCCATGGTGAGGTCTCCAGTCATAGTACCACCAGTATTACTGAAATACCGATTACCTACTTCTTGTGTTTTATATAAGTTCTGAGTGTAGTTATCATTCAGATCTTCTGATTTAATAGCTGATCCTGCATAAAAGGTAGCTGTTAAATTGTCTACGTTTGTTTGTCTAAGTATTTTGATTTTGGCTCCATTAGCTGGAGCAGTATTAAATTGTACCGTGGTAGCATTAGCAAATGACCATGTGCTAGTTGCTTGTACGGTTGCGTCAACCTGAACTTCTACGTCCGTTGACTTCAAATATGGAAATGTGAATGAGTAATTGGTGGTGGAGCCATTACCTGTAAACGAGTTTTCTGTAACAGCCATAATTTGTTATTATAATCCTCCGTATTGTAGGAGTTGTTGTTTCTCTAAGTTTTTCTTTTGTATTGCTGCTGCACCTTTTACATCACCTGACTTCATTTTAGATGTAGCGTAACGTTGTTGTCTAATTACCTCTGCTATATCAGGTCTTTCACTTAGTAATCTAGCTTCAGCAATTTTTTGTGCATCTCTAACTATCTTATTAATTGCTCTATATAATGGTAAGTCTTTTGTTCTTAATTGTATTTGTTCATTCATTAAATCAGCATTTGATGTACGAAGTATTTTTAATTGTTCAAGATCATCTTGATAAGCTTTTGAATTCATTAATCTTGATAATTTTTTATACATTTGTTGTTCACCAATGTACTTATTAATTAATTCTCTTTCTTCAGTTGTATAAGTATAAGATCCAGTAGAGTCTTTTTTTAACATACTAATCCCGTCCCATCCTGATTCAAGTAACCATATTCTCCAAGGTTCAGCTGTACCACTTACTTGTATTGGGTTTATAGCATTTAGTCCTCTAAGAATAGGATTATCAATATCATTTAAAGGTTCTCCAGTCCATATATCAATTCGTTCTGGTAATTGACTAGAGAAATAAGGTAATCTATTAGCTATGTATTCGTTTATTTCACCTTGTAAATCTTTTTGACTGGATGTAATAGCATTACTTAGTACACCAGCACCTCCAGATAAAGGTAATGTTGATCTTAATGAGTTAGCAATTAATCTATTCCAACCACTCATGTCACCATTAGTGGCTGCTATAAGCGGTTCTAAGCCTTGTAAAGGTGTTTCATTAAGGAAACTAGCTGCAATAGTCCAAGTAAGTTTAGAATCCCAACTAGATAAAATATGTTCATCTAGATCATTAGAGTAATAAGCCATATCACCAATGATAGATAATATTTGTTCTACTCCAATAATACCTTTATAACTTACCCATTTACCACCTATATTAATAGTTTTAGTTTCATAACCAAATTGATTTCTCTCTTTGGTTCTACGACTAGCATTATAATGTCCATTACCACGGATATTACCAGCCATAGCATAATTAAATAAGGTAGCACTTAACATACCACTAAATATTAACCTACCTGTATATTCAGCTCTTAAGTTTTGCCATATAACTCTAGCATTAGGTGTAGTAGCCATGTCTATACCATGCTCTAATAATGCTGCAGCTATTTGATCATCTGTTCTAGCATATATAGTTTTACTATATTTATTAATTCCAGGTATTAAACTGATAGGAGTCCAAGATAATGAATTCTTGATATAATTACTAGATGTTCTAGGAAACATCATCATAAATTTAGTGGCTGGATATGCTGTAGTACCTTGATTAATCCAATTAGCTAATCCATCATCTAAGTTAAGCTGTACTTCACCAGCAATGGATCTGAGTACATCATCTTTAATTAAACCATCACTATCAAAGAATTTAGAATAATGTTTCTTTTCAGCTATATTTATCTTCTTCCAATCAGCAAAACCAAATTCACTAAATACATCATCATAAGCTCTTACTCTAGATAGATAATGTGCTAAATGTGTAGAAGTAAATACATCAGGAAATACCATGCCAGTCATACCATATCTCATAGCTGGATGAGCACCTAATTGTTTAAGTCCTCTAGCTATATCATACTGTATAATTTTACCAGTATTTCCTTCAGCTTCCCATACTGCTCTCATATCTTCCATTATATCCCAGGCTTTATCACCTTTGAATACAAAGTCTTTACGATAAGCTTTAATCATCATATCAGGATCTTTATGTGCTTTCTTCATCATATGGAAAGCATCATGTAAAGCTCTTCTATTAGTCTCAAAGACAGCACCGTTATAATATATAGTTCTCTTTAGACCTTGGAAATCATCACCAAGACCCCAGAAACCATGTCCCATGAAACCAGTGATAGGTTTAATTATAAGTTGTGCTGTATTACCTACACCAGCTCTGAATGCTGATAGACCAGATAATACATTATTATATATAACACCCCAAGCACTACGAGCAAATAAGTTTAGTTGTTTAGGATCTGGACTTTTTAACATACCCATAGGAGTTACTTGTTGGGCAGCCCATTTATTCAGTTTAGCCAAGCTATCAACATCACCATTAGTATGTGCATATGCATCAACTAAAGGACGAATAGCTAATGGATTTTTCCGTTTTAATTCCTTTAAAGTATTAGTAAATCTTATATTTTTAGCATGTATAGCATTCTCTGCAGATACAAATTCATCAGTTAACTGTGCAATAACAGTATCTAATTCTTTAGGTGGTACTTGGTCAAACCAATTCTTATTTCTTAACTGCCAACCAGAGATATATTTATTAAGAGCATACTCATCCATAAGGAATTGCATCTTATCAATAATAAGATCCATTGCTCTATTTTCATCAACATAAGGACCCATAGTTTGAATAGCTTCAGCCATAGTAGAAGCTTCCCTACCAATAGTATCCATAGCCCTAGCAGATGCTTCACTTACTTCTCTACCTAAGAATCTATCAGTTAGATCTCTCATAGCAAAAGCAGCAGCTCTAGCTTGTTCTTCATTGATAACTTCAACTTTAAATCTACCCATAAGTAGATTCTTAACATCTCTGTTCTCTAAGAATAAAGCTTTAACATCATCTACTGAAGCACCAGGATCTACTATACTTGTATAGATATCCCATGCAGCAGCATTCATCTGTTTATTACTAAACCTAAATCCATCAACTAAAGCATCAAATCTACCTATATCTCTACCTTCTTCTGCAACACCCATAACAGCACCACGAGATGTATCACCTACCATAAGACCTTTCTTTCTCATAGCATCAGTAATAATCGGTGCTGGATCTCCTGCAGATACACCTTGTTTAATAGCAGTAGTATCTGCCATATTTCTAGCTATATTAGCAGGTGGTGTAATTTGTTTAGCTTCACCAGCTTCATCTAAGATACCAGGATAAACATCAGGATCAAATTCATCTCCTGCTCCTATCATTTTCTTCCATTCTGCAGTATCTACTTGACCTTGTGTTTTTCTACTAATATCTCTTCTAGCTATTTCATCTACATTATCTACTATACCTAACTCATTTTGTAGACGTATCTGTTCATTAGATAAGATATCTATATTTTGATTACTTAATTGTTTAGAAGATAATAATTCATCTATTTCTTGTAATCTAATAAGTTTATCAGGTTCTGCTTCATCGACTATTTGTCTTACTTTATAATTGGTTGCAGAAATTGATTTAGGTTCTAGCCAACTAAGTACTTGTTTCTTACCAAAGAATTGAACACCAGCTCCTAAAATAGTACCAAAGATACTAAGACCTGCTGTTTCATACATGTTCTTTTTTTTTCTAACAGCTGGACTATCAGAATCTAAAGTCTTCCATGCATCAGGTATTGGTATTCTACCTTTTGATCCAAATAAACCAGGTAAAGCATCAGCCAATGCTCTCATAGCATTATGTTCTTCACCTTGATCACTAAGACCAATGATAGCCATTTCTTGAGCTGAAAATGCTCCAGTACCAATCATAGCTTTAGTTACCCATGGTAGAGTAACTGGTAAACCTTTTAAAGCACTGGCTGTTAAACCACCACTAGCAATAGCAGGTAACACAACAGACATAATTTCTCTTATCTGTTGCTGTGCTTCATTATCAAATCGAGTAGCTTCATCCCATCTATCATCTAAATTCTTACCCCAATCACCACCTAAAGTACCTACAGCATCCATAACAAAATCAGCAGGTGCTAAAAAGGGAGTAGCTAAAGCATTCCCTACAGTTCTTAGATGACTATATGGTTCGGAGTTATTAAATTCCTCTGTAAAAGCTTCCTCATATTCTTCAGGTTCCATATTATTATATCTATTATGGAACTTCTTTTTCAATGGAATCCTTTCAGGATCAGAAGATGGTCTACTCCAGTAATCATAATACTCAGCTAACATTTGATCTTGATTAGCTGAATCAGTTAAATCTACAGAACTTCTACCTATATTACTACCAAATGGAGGATTGAAATCTTTAGTAGAGTTGGTAGCTACAAGATTAGGTTCATTTAATAGTTGAGGTTTTTCAATATCCTCATCTATTTGAAGCTCTTCTTCTTCTATTGGTGGTTGTGTGTATTCTTCCATCAGATGTTATCTCCTAATGTATACCAATCTGGTAATGTTCCAGGTTCTGGTTTTTCTTCATTATATTTGTTTTCTGCAAATGGATACTGTGGTAATCCAGATGAACTTGTTTTTAATCCTTGTAAGGGATTAAATTCAGAATAGCCAGGATCTTCAATTACTTTAAAATCACCTATATCACCTGCTTTTATTTTATTCTGTATTCGTATAAACTCTTGCTGTGATTTAATTTGATTTTGTTTAGCTAATTCTTTAGCAGTTTCTAGCTGTTCTTGCTGCTCTTTCCATTCAATAAATTCAGGACTTCTAGGACCATAATTTGGGAAGCGACCTGATTCTAGTATATGCTTTTTCCAAAGTAACATGTTTAATGCATATCTTGTAGTTGGTTCCCAAGTCTTTGTATTAATTGCTGCATCCATTAAAGCATATCTTCTATCCCAAGGTTCCATTAGATATTCTCCTTCAGCATCTACTGAGTGATGATCAATTCCTTCAGCATTCAATTTCTTTATTCTTTGTCGTTGTTCACGTTCTTCTATAGAAATAAGACCACGTTTTTCTAGCACATCTCTAGGACCAACAGGTATGGACAAATCTATACCCATCTTTTGTAATACATAATTTAAAGTATCTCTTTCACCCCATCCTTTCAGACTAGCTAGACGAACAATATTTTCAGGTATTTTAAAGTCCCATTCACCTTTTATAATAGAATTACCTATCTCTATACTTTCATCTGCTGTTATAAAGTAACCCTCTTCTATCTTTCGATCTATAGCGGAATTGAAAGTTTTAGCTGTTACATTTCCCATATCCTCAATCATTTTGCTAAATGAACGTGTATTAGCTGTTCCTTGTACACCTGCTTGATCTACTCCTACTTTATTATCATCCCATCCTATCCAAACTGTACCATAAACACCTTTAGTATTCTCACCAGTCACAGCTCTAAATAAACCAGTACCTGGTTTACCATCTCTAGGTAAACCTTTATTAAATTCTTCTTCTACTATTTCTTCCGCACGTTCTATTAATTTTTGAGAATCACCATTAAAATTGTCAAGACTTAAAGTACTAATTATATAAACTCTATATGCATTAATTCTTCTTTTTGTTTCATCTGCATTCTGTGTATCTACTTCACTAATCTTAGCCGTATTACCAGGATTAATATGAGGATCAACCAGCCTATCTGCAAGGCCTGTATGTTCCGGTTTATGATATAAACCTGTTGCTACAAGAAGTCGCATAGTTTCCATACCTTTTATATTCTCACTATAATTACCTACTTTCTTGGGATCAAATTTACCGAATAAATTGATTGCTTCTCTTAATCCTTCTTCTGTTCCTGAGAATAACGCTTCTTTCCATTGTCTATGGATTACCCAATCTACATGTTTCTCAGGATTAAAGCCTATATGTTCTTGCATCCATTTTATGAAATCATTATTACCAGATGCCCAAGCTGCATTTCTTAGTTGTTCTACCCAACCACCTTCACTCCAATCCTTTAAATAATAATTATCACTTTCAGGGTTATCAGCACCAGCTGCAGCTACTTTTGCTAAAAATTCCTGTCTAGGTATTAAGAATTTCTCAGATTTAATTTTTGCAAGTTCACCTTTTTCAGCTTGTGCTTCATAAGCACTCCACTTTGGTACAATTTCATCTCGTATCTTCTTTTCAAATTTTGATTCATATACTATATAATTACCAGATTTAAGTTTAGGTGGTACTCCATCTTTATCAGGTAAGATATGCCATTTAAAAAGCATTTCTTTATATCTGTTTAAATCTGTATGTATAGCATGATCTGCAGGTGCATGTTTTAGAAAAGCTTCTGCTACAGTATTTAGTACATCACCCCTATTACGACCTAAAGATATACCATTAGAGTCCATAGGTGGTTTATTGACAACACCTGTAGTAGGATTAAGTTCATATCTATGTTCAAAATGTCTCATAATACCATTAAATACTACTGAGACATCTTCAAATGTATATCTATCTGGATTCTTTTCATAATCTTCAACCATACTTAGAAAAGTTCTTATTTGGAATGGTATAGATTCTTCTGATCTTCTAGCTAATTTAATATCTTGTGCTTTCTGTGCTAGTAATCCAAACTGTGTTTTAGCATATTCTATTATTTTCTTACCACCAGGTGTCTTTGGATTTATATTAAATTGTTTAAGAAACAAATGTGCATCCAGTACACCTAAAGGTATAGCCATCTCCCCGTTCATTTCTTTACGGGATTCTCTTTCTAATGCTAATTTTCTTGATTCAAAATTTCTTTTATAATGATCCCAGAATAATAAAGATTTAGCATGAGAATTATCTAAAGTAGATAATTGTAAAGCTACTGTTAGTCCAGCATCACTTGGTACACTACCAGCTTTAAATGCTTTTGTAGCTATACTATTGTACATCTTCTGGGTAAAACTTATCTGTTTCTCCAGACTACCATCTGCTAATGCTTTTTCATACTCGGCCATGCCATATCTAAGGTCAGCAAATTTCCTAGTACCTGCAGCAAGATCACTCCACTGTTTAGCTTGAGTGGTAGAGAAGTCCTTCCAGAAATCTGCTTTCTTACCAGCTTCATCAGCTTGGCCTTTTAAAGCATCTACTTCTGTAGTACTTCTCTTTTTAATAGCATCTCTTCTTGTACGATAAGCTTCATCTTCAAGTCTTGCTAAGATATCTTTATTCTCTTGTTCATTAGCTGCTACTCCTTTTAAAGCTGATCCATATTGTTGACCATACTCTTTAGATCTAGAAGCTTGTAATTTTAATGAACTGATAATTTGTTGTTGTTGATCTTTATAGGACCGTAATCCAAGATCACCAAAATCTTGTCTCTTAAACGAACCACCACGTGAGTGTCGTTGATAGCCTTTTGCCATGTTTTATTGTCCTATTGTTTATTAATGTAAGATGTAAAAGCACTTCCTACAGTACCTGCTATACCACTAATAGTTGTACCCCAAACTTGACTAGCTGCTGCAGTAGGTGAAGCCATAGCACCAAGTACAGGTTGTGGTCCAAAGTCGAATTCACCAATTTCTCTAGGATATATCCATTCAGCCATTGGCGTAGTAAATGGTACAATAGGTTCAGGTAATACACCTGGGTCTAACATCTTCTGTGCATATGCTGCTAAATCAGCAGAAGCTTTATCTTGTGCTATTTCTTCAAATACAGCTCTTGCATTACGACCAGCACTAGATAAACTTTCATCTAACATAGCTATTTGTCTACCATAATCAGCTAATGTAGCTTGTCCTAACTTAGCAGCTGATCTACCAGACATACCTCTAGCACGTAATTTACCTTCGTCTTTCAGTCGTTCTATTGTTTGTTCTTGTTTATCAAAAGCAGCTTCAGCTTTTATTTCTTCTAGTTTTCTTAGTTCATTACCTGCAGCAGTATTAGCTGATGCTGCATTTAATGTTATTTGTTTATCATAAATATTATCTGATCTATAGAACTGCTGATTCAGAGAAGCTTGTTCTCTGTTTCTAATCATCATGTCATTATTATACTGTTGTAAATTAACAGCATCTTGCCATTGTGCAGTTCTAAATTCGTTAGCTGCTTTTAGTTCAACTTCATCTACAGCTTGTTGTCTATTAGAAAGGAGTCTTTGTTTCTCCATTTCCCATAGATCAACATCATAGCCCCATTTTCTTCTAGATGCTTCATTTTGTAGCTCAGCTTGTTCTCTAGCTGCTGCTGCTTGTCTACTACCACCAAAAAGAGAAAGACCTAGATTTACGGCTGTACCTACTATAAGGCCAGTAGGATCGTATGTCATAATTATTTCCTCCTATAGAATCGTGGTGAGTAATTTCCTTCCCACATCATCGAATTCAAAGAGACTGGAAATGGTGAGTCATTGAATACTCTTACTTGGAAGTTATCTGTTTTTTGATGTATTGGTAATGCAAACACTTTTTGTTCTGATAATGCGATGTCATTAGCTAAGTAAGTATCAGCTATGACTGTTGGATCAAGGTTATACCATTCGTCTAAGAATATAGCTATTTTAGCACCAGTTGCTGGAGCACTACTGAATGTAATCTGTGTGTCTCCTGATACTGTAAAGCCTGTTTCTTCAACGTTATTTACTGTAACCTTTATTTGGTCTTTATCTACATAGGTTAGATCATCAACTGTCCAGCTGAATATAGTAGTACTACCATCTCCAGTATAAGTTTTAGATCCTTGTCTAGTACCTATAGATTTAAGTTTGAAACCCATTACACCAGATAAACCAACAGCAAACTTCATTCTTGATACAGTTAAATTAGCTGTAAAATCAGTCTTTGTTTTAGGATCATCTAATCTATAATAAGTTTTAGGTAATACAATATTGAAGTCATATTTCCATCCTACTATAACATCACTAGCTACACTAGTTAAGTTCTTTTTAGGTACTTTAAAATAAGCTCCAGTACCATCAGAACCTGTTTCAGGTGTAATAGTAAATCCAGATTCAATGAAGTTACCAGTAGCAGTACTACCTTTAATAATTAGAACAGGTGTTAATGTAGTTATATTATCCCAAGGTAAATAACATTTAGAAAATTGATTAGTTGCATCCCATGCTACTGAACTAGCAGCTGCATATAAATCTATACATGGATTAATTTTCTGTCCATCATTATTAACTATGATAGCATCCTCTGGACTTTGACTAAGACTAGCTTTAGTTAATGTAAACTGAGTACCTTGTTTAGTAACAGCAAACATATCATCAGAATCTAATGCTATAGTTTGTACATTACCTGCTAATTCCCAGTTAAACCAAGCTTGAACTAAGTTCTTTTCTCCGTCATTATAGGTTCTAAAGAAATATACATATCTAGATCCTTGACTAGACATAGCTATGAATTGGTTCTGAGGACTAGCAGCAAACGTATCTACTGTAGCTGGAACCCATTCGTTTACTACTCTACCTATATCTAATACTTGTGGGTTCTCATCTTGACCTCTAGTAACCATACCAAAGATACGAGTATAACCTGGTGTCTTACTAATGAAGTTAATATTAGTACCCATATCCACTGGATCAACTTCTGTATCCATCTCATAGTTAGAGATAGTACGAATGATAGTAGATGCTGGTGTCAGAATTCCATCAGCAGAGAACATCATAAACTGTTGATTCTTACTAAAGAGTACAAGACCCTGTGTAGTAGGAATAACAGCATGTAAAGCTGCAGGTCGAATTGTTGAAGCACTTATATCTACTGGATCTGCATCCGTAACAGTCTGTGCAGAAGTATGATATAAATTATAATATTCAGCAGATTGACTTAAGGATACACTATCATCAGATAAGAATCCAAGTCTATTGTTGTGGAAGAAAGATCGTTCTATCTTTTTTCCTATAAAACTAGGGTGTGCATTAGTTGTATCATCACCTACTAAACGTGCAGTCCATCCTATCTGTCTAAGTTGGAATGTATTAGCAGATGGATTAACTAATTCATGTGGCATTGTAGCCGCATCTAATCCAGGTGATTTACTAGGATCGATAGTTTCTTCCCAATAACCTGGTCCTGAAGTTCCATTATCTGCAACAAACTTAGCAAAATATGTATCATTCTCTGAAGCAGTATTAATGATTTTAACTACACGATCATGTAATGTCTGTGTAGGTAATTGAGATACATTATCTACTTGATCTTGGAATACAGTTAGTTTATTATTAGCAGAACCACCAGAAGCACTTATAGTAAATGCAGTTCTAGTACCACTAACTACTCTAGTCAATTCTAGTGTATTGACATATTTAGTTACTGTAAGTCCTGATATACTAAGACCATCTATACGTGTTTTAAGTTCAGTTAGTAGGGAATCATATGTCTCACTACCACTAGCTGTATAAGGTGAGATAGCAGAACCTGCAACAGTAACTTTATATATACCAGCAGCTGTATCTGTTAGAGTTAAAGTAGCTCTTGTATTAGCTACAAAAGCAGGATCAGCTTGTTTAGCTGCTGTAATTAAATTGTTTGTTATAATAGAAGTATCTTGTACAGTTAGTACATCATAATTTATACGAGCACCTGTAAGATAGTTCTGTGCATTAGTACCATATGTTACTGTACAAGCTACTCCTGTACTAGCATTCCATATAGCTATTGTACCATTACCACTATTAGGTTTAGGTGTGATACATCCTATGTATTTCTCAGTAGAGGTTCTAGAAATATAAAACCATTTAGCATTATCATAAGTAGTACCTGTACCTAAGTTAGCGATCCATTTGAAGCCTGGTCTTTTTGTTAACCCGAACGTAGGATCAGGATATCCATTAAGACACTCTCTGACCTGTCCTGGGAGCTTCTTATCATCAGATTGTCTAGATACTCCACCGAGATAATTATCAATTCGTTGGGTTACTGCTACCATTATCTTTGAAGTGCGTGAAAAGGTTCATAACTTTGATAGTAATTAGTCAATCCTTGAGGGTGTCCAAAGAATGTATACTGTCCTTGTTGGGTGTCATATTCTAAAGCCATTGCTCTAGCAAAAGCTTCTTGTTGTTGCAGCATTTGATATTGTGTTTGGTCTCCAATTATTCGTTGAGAGACAAGAGCTGATGCTCTAGCAACAATGAAATCTTGTACTGGTTGAGGTAAATCTACCCAGTCAAATTCCCATACAATATCCATTTCTATAGGAGTAGTTATATCCTCCCATTTATATGTATGATGCTGTCTATCATACAATTTACCATTCCTACGAATACCATCGTAGTCAACATTAGCAGAGTTCTTGCTAAGTTTAATTTGTAATATATTATTTGGTATTACTATTTCATCATTACTATCGGGTGTAAATTCATAATGAAATTCTTTATTGAATGTCCAGCCTTCAGCCTGTACTTCTCGTGATACTTGTAGTAAAGTATCATAAGCAATCGCAACGTCCGGGTTGGTTTGATCGAGAGTGGTAACAGGAGCCTGACCACATGACGACAGTATTTGATTTATAGCGGGTAATTCTTGCGCAGCGTTAGTGGTAGGAAATGCCATAATAATTTTTGTTAAAAAAATAGGGAGACCCGAAAGCCTCCCATGTAAATATATAGTTAGAATGCAGCTGGTTTTGTAGCTGTTCCTGCGAACAATTCTACACATGCAGCTGGGTTTAGATAATCAGCACCCATTGCCAATCTACCTAAGATCACGTCACCCTGGTAAACCACGGATACGTCACCACTGGTAACTTGAACTTGAGGACCAATTGCTTCTACACATCCTGCACCTTCTTTTTGGAAGATTAGGCCACAAGAGTTGTTGAAGTTAGAAGCTTGACCATACTCATTATTAATACCTGTAACAGAGTTACGTGCATCTTCTGCAGCCTCTCCAACAAATGAACCAGTGTTACCAGGATCGGTAACTCCAGGGTTTGTTGCAGAACCTGAACCAAAGATAGTACCATACTTAGCGAAGAATGGAACATTCATTGATTTGTAGATTTTGATACCTGCAATTTCAATGATGCCATTACCCTTCTGTAGGGAATCACCTTGCTCATCTCTGTTAACAAGACCATTAGTACCTACCGCTTGGATAAGTTCATAGTATTGTCTTGGGTTTAGTACACCCACACGTCCATCAGAACTAACTCCCTTTTCATCGAGAGCTGCTGCGGCATCATAGAATGCTGCCACGAGATTTGCAGAGTTGTATGCATCAGAAGCGTTGGTTGTTGCACCTACACGGATCTGAGTTCCACCTGGTTCTACAAAGTTTGACTTAGTAATAGGGGAAGCTTTTCTAGCTCCTCTTGATAAAGCACGGAATATAAGTCTGTCATATTTTTGAGCTAGGGCATATCCAATCTTCTTAGATATTTCTCCACGTAACTCATAGTGTGCCAATGTTTCATCTAATTCATATACGAATGCACTTGAGATTAAGAGATCATCAACAGTGATAGTCTTTTCAGCTACTGGAGGTGCACCATCGGAGTTACCCAATATGCTGTTTCCTGGGGTATGGAATTCAGCGGTAGTGTGTCCTGTGTAGATGAACTGTAAAGATTTACCGTTCTTCAATGTTCTCTTCATCACCAAGTCTCTAGCAATCGCATTATGCTGGAATCCTTTGAACATTTCACCTGAGAACAATTTCAGGTAAAGGGCTCTTGCGTCTCCAGTTGCGTTTGATTGACCTTGCCTGGTCAATAGGGCTGTGTTAGAGCCACTAGTAGTCTGGTGAGCCATTAGGCTAATTTAAAGATTTGTATTGTTTACTTTCTTGCTAGCAATTGTTTGATCAATTTGTTGTAGGTCTCTCCCTACCGTCTAGACGGCAAAGGGTATCCCCGTAGGGGCCAATGCCAATTAGTCAGAAGTCCGACACTGAGGTGCTTCTAACCTATGATAATTAACATGTAATGTTTCCACTACAATAAAAAAGGATAGCAATAAGAATACTACTATCCATAATTCATTTAAGTTTTTCAACCTGTCAGAGCCTCTTCAAGTGAATTGTAATCAACTTCCTCGTCTACACCAGGAGGTTGTCTATCACTAGGTAGTGTATCTACAGGTTCTTCAGGTTTGGGGGAGAAGTCGATAGGGTAAGCCCTACCGAATCCTCCGTTTTCACTTTGATGTCTTCCCATTAAGATTTGATATTCTTAGTGTAAGTAACACCACGATACCTTAGTTTTACAGTCATTGTAAATCTCCAGTACCACTGCCCCGTTCCATGCAAGTGGTTTCATGCGTTCCCATTGGGAATGAACGGACTCGTAATGTTATCCTACGGTTTGCTTTGTTGTTGCTAAGTCAAGCGGGAAGTTATGAGCATTACGCTCGTGCATTACTTCCATACCTAAGTCAGCCCTGTTAAGGACATCAGCCCATGTAGGGATGATTCGTCCATTGGCATCTGTGACGGATTGATTGAAGTTGAATCCATTAAGATTGAACGCCATTGTAGAAACTCCCATGGAGGTAAGCCAGATGCAAGTGACTGGCCAAGCAGCAAGGAAGAAATGAAGAGCACGACTATTATTGAAACTAGCATATTGAAAAATCAATCTACCGAAGTAGCCATGAGCTGCGACGATGTTGTATGTTTCATCCTGCTGACCAAACTTATAACCATAATTCTGCGATACTTGTTCAGTTGTTTCCTGAAT